GCCATTCTTCGCGACGTATAGTCTCTGGTTGCCATTACATTCTCCTAGTAAAAAATCTTCCTACTAATTGTTCCGATGCGATTTCTCTTATAGATCTATCAATAAGTTTTCTTGGGTCTCTTTGAGCGTTTGCCCAAGGAGTTTTTCCTTTTCCCATTTCAAAAATTTGGTAGGGGCTCTTATCATAAGTGTACCCGATACTCGGAAACCCTTTGGCAGTAGTACTTATGTCTGTAACTCTAACACTGCTTGCAAAAGCCCCGCTTCTATTCTCTAGTGCAGGTGCTCCCATGTTTTTACGAACTTCTGCAGGTAGTTTAGCATTTAATATAGCCTGAAGTCTTAATAAGTTAGAGCGAGGAGCACTATTCTTTTTAGTTGCTGCGCCTTTATTCGACATTGCCGAAGCCGCTATAGCTAAAGTACTACCACTGCTTTTAGTTCGTTTTTTAGTACTGGGCTTTCCAACTTTAGACTTATCAGACTTTTTCTCCTGTACTTTTTCTCTAGTTGCTTTAACCCTGAAGTTCTTATTTTGTGCTCCTACGACCGCATCTATTATTTGGTTTGTCGTTAATCGAGCTACTTTCTCTACAGGAGGCATACTTGCAGCCTTACTTGCAAAGTCCTCAGCATTTTCGAATAAAATTTCTGCTATCTCTCGTTCTACTTCTTGTCGAAGATTCTTCCAGTCATAGCTTTCAGAACCTGGTATATTATCTGCAGAACTACCTATAGTACCATATACTACAATATCTTTTCTATAGTCTGCGGCTAGTTGCTTTTCCTTACTTTTCCAAGTAACCTCAAGATTTCGCAACATATTTATAATTACATTTGTACCCGCTTCTCTTGCTTCAGCACTGGATACATCCATAAACACACTAGCATTTTTTAAAGATTTATCAATATTTTTTTCTATTACACTACCTGAAGCTCCTGAGGCCCTCAAAGATTTAGGCCCTTTTTGGTCGTTCTCTCTTACAGCTTCTCCACTTACAGTATTTCCTAAAATTCTTAAAGTTTCGGTACCAACAGTCTCCTTGCCTAAGTGTAAAAACTGAGTTGCTCTTGTGAATGAGTCATTAAACTTTGTCTTTTTTCCTTTAAGAAGCTTTTTGAAACCAGTTCGTATTTTAGGTAGAGCTAACTCAAATATAGGCGTCTTTAATTGCTTCTCCCGTAATCTGGGTTGGTATACATAAATATAAGTAGGATACTTTTTAACTATATCACCCTTACTCTTCTTGTATTTAGTTAAGTATCTATTATAAGTATACTTAGCAACTTTCTTTAAAAAACTCATCACTCTAGGATTTTCTAGGAGATTTTCTTCAGAAGCTTCTGATTTACTCATAGAAATAGCGAAGTTATTGACTATAGTTTTTTCTATATCTTCGTACAATATTTTATGCACGTGAGGCGCATTTGCGGCGGAGTATTTTCTGGCTATTGTGTCGAAGCGTTTTACATTTCTATTTAGAGAACTTCGAATAATACCATTTACAATAGCCTTACTCATTGTATCCTATACATGTCTAAAACTCTACGAATATGGTCTGGAAATCCTGGGTCGTATCGTATAGAGGATGAACCGGAACCTTCACGAGTTGCTGAGCCAATGCTCTGTCTATCTTTATGTTCATTTAAGTGGTAGTAAGTGATAATATCAGCTACTGCTAGTTGTAAATCTGTGGGTAGAGTTGTGTACCCCGCTAAATATGTTACTTTGACCGACCCTACACCACGAGGCCAGTTTTTATAGGCACCGCTTTCCTGAGTCCTAAAAATAGAGTCAGAGACAGCATCTAAGTACCACGAGTACTCCGCAGGGGTTCCTCCTCCATTAGTATATAATTGTGTATACGCACTAGCCTGCCCAACTCTTTCATGTACACTTGTAATACTAATAACAGGGCTGTACTTTAACTGAATAGTATGGGTATCCCATTGAATATCAAAATATTCTGTGTATCCTGGGCTACTAGCATAGGTGTCAAACTCACTATTGCAATAGGTTCGAACAAGCTTACTTACACTCGTAATTAGCGTCTCGAACTTCTCATCAAATTGAGTAGAGTTAATTCCCTCTAGTAATTTATAATTGTCTAATGTAATTAAATCAGCCATTTCTTTCCTAAAAAGGCTTGGGAAGCCCGAAGGCTTCCCATCCTAAAAAACATCTTACCACTTGTGCGCAACAACCTGTCCAGCAGCTGAGAACATCTGGTCGAAACCACGACGCTGAGTAGCTACCAATACACGACGTTGGTTTTCAACATCGTAATCAGATTCAACAGTTACACCACGGAGAACTGGTACTAAGAAGTTACGAGTATTGACAGCAACACCCCAGACCTTATTAGCAGTTTTTCCGCCAGTAAATTCATCACAAACGATAATTGGTGAGCCATAAGCCTGGCCAATTTCACCTGAGATCTTGCTAGCACGATCACTTCCGACCAAGTTAACGTCTTGGAATTCAGGATCATCCAACATATCATAGTAAGCATCCATAGAGATGATGTATACTACGTCACCAGGACGACGACCGTACTTGCCCATTGCTTGACGCATGTTCAACAATTGAGCAGTAGTAGCAGTTACAGCACCGGCACCGGCAGAAGCGCCAGCATCAAGTACTTTGCTGTCATCAGTAGCAAGCTTGATCAAACCATTCTGGCCGCCAGCGTTTACTACTTCAGAAGAGCCAGCTTGAAGGATTGAATGCTCAATAGCACGTGCGTGTGCACGAACCATAGCTTCACGGATCAAAGGAAGAATAGGCATAATCGCATCTTCTTCAGTTTCGTTAGCCATGAAAGACTTAGAAACCAACTTCTCAACGGTCAATACTTTAGAACCTAAAGTAACACCAGCATTGGCACCGGGTGAAGCTTCGTCACGTGAACCCAAGTTACCTTTAGCAGCAGCGCCTGCGCCTGTACCAGCAGCGTTAGAGCTAAGCCATTCTGCATAACCTGAATCAGGCATAGTTGGAATAACCATTGAAGCAGCATTCATCTGAATCTTACGGAACAAAGGATCGAGGATAAGCTCAAGCTCAATGTCACGCTCAATAGCAGTTGAAACTGTGCTTTCAAAGTCATCACTAGCACTGGCAGGCAATCGAACGCTAGCATTGTTGTTAGTAGCTTTCTCTAGAATAGAACGGCCGAAACGAGTTCCTTCCAAGCCTTTGTTGGTTACTACACCCAAAATATGTGCATTTACCAAGTCTTCTTCATTGTAGCTTGATTTTTCGCTACGGTCTGAGAAGACGCGCTTGCTGTTCTGAATCTGTTCAATTTCAGCAGCTTTTTCTTTCAATTCATTTTGCAATGAACCAATGATTTCTGCATGGTCAGCGTCTTTAGCATTCATTTTTGCTTCGACGTCAGCCATTAAACGTTCTGCACCACTAGATACAGCGGTTGCAATTTGAGCTTCTTGTGCAGACTTCTGAGCTTCGGCTTCGGCAGCAGCTTTTTGTTCTGCTTCCAATCGCGTTTTCTCTTCTGACTTGCGTTCAGCTTCTTTCATTGCCATTGCAGTTGCGGTCTTTTCGACAGCAGCAGCCACAATCGCATCAATATCGATATCACTCATAGTTTTCTCCTGTGCTTCGACTTTATCAGAGTCGGTAGGCATTGATTCGTTAACGGAATCTAGATGTTTTTCAGTTTCCTGAAGGTTATTAGATTCTGTTAAGGAATCTACTGTTTTGAAAGATTTCTTGAAGTCTTGATAATCTGATTCAGAGTCAAAAGACTTAGCAAGAGAAAAGGTAGCAGCTTGGTTAGCAGGAACCGTAACTACGGAAACCTCCAATAACTCTGCGTCCTTAATCTTATATCCATCGGTTTCGGTCATATACTCCGCATCCTTGACTCGAAACCCGACTGAAAAAGCTCCAAGGACGCCTTCTTTAATTAACTCTCCTACGTGTCCAGCAGATTTAGCAATTTTTGCTTTTAGCTGCAGACCATTGTCGTTAGTACCAAGCGAAATTGCTCGGCCAATCGGCTGGTTGTAGTCGTGATTAAAAAGAATAACTGGATTGTTTAAATAATTTTGAAGTCCACCCTTTGTCCAGGCTTCAGATTCAATAATATCTCCAACTCGGTCAGTACTGTTAGTACTGGCCATGCCTGTGATATGGAGATCATCCCCATCCTCAAAGGCTTTAAAAGTGGAGCCAATATGAAAAATTTTATTCAATTGATTCTCCTTTCATAGATTTTAATTTCTCCAGAGGAGAAAAGTCATCTTCTGAAGCCGGCTCTAAAACGGGCTTTTTCATTGGTTTGGGTTCTTCTACTGGCTTAGTACCAATTGAGTTCCAATCTGCAGGATACATATGTGCTGCAGTTTTAAGGATAGAGTTATAGCCTCTACCTCTAAAATATCGAGTTAAAAGTCTTGGAGCGACAGGCCAAACATCTGGACCAAGCTTATAATACTCTGTTTTTTTCAAAACCACGCCTTGTTCATGAAAAAAGTCAACTAAGGCTTTTAATACTTCGGTTTTTTTCATTTAATTTTCCTCTTGTTCTTCGGGTCTTCCGCCTTCTGCGGGATTTGAAGCTGAACCTGCAATGTTGGCAGGTATTCTTATCTCACTGGCGCCGAAAACCTCGTCGTAGTTTAAAGCTTCTCTTGCTTCGTTAGGTGTAATAATTCCTGCGTTTACTAGTGTAGAATAATAGGCTGCTGAATCTCTTAGCTCTGGCTGAAGTGCGGGAATATTACTAATATCGGGAGTTATTGTGTAACCAAAATATCTTTCTAAGGCTTTAATCATTTTTTCAACTATAGGAAGAACAGTCTCTAAGTAGTACATTCTATGGTTGGGACGAATATTCGCATTATTTCCAGAGTCTAGCATAATTGGAGGTACGCCAAGTACTTTTAATACTTCTTTATTCGCGGAATCAATAGAGGATTCGAAGTCTAGCTCACGAAAATTAACGTTTGAAATTGAGTCTAACTCCATCCCACCATCGAGCACTAAGGGGCGTCTACCGCCTCCATCTGGTCTATACCGTGTTACCCAAGACTGAATCATTCTCTCTTTATTTTTTTCACTGATAACAGAAGGAGACTTAATTACCAAACCAGGTACTGCCCCATTCTTAAAGAAATTATCTTGAAACTCACGCATACGTGTAAGCTGCGACATGCTTCTCTGAGCTGCCCTTAAACGGCTAGTTCCTCGATAGATGCTATGAAAGCTGTTTTCTTTAATATGGATGATTTCATTGGGATTATAGTCTATACTTGTCTGAAAAGTATAGCCTTGTACGTAAGTTTTTTTGTCTGGCTCTATGTCCATGTAGTTCGCAGGGAGATGATACAGAGAAACTCCATCAAAGTATATGAAGATATTTCCATCTAGTATATAGTCGATTATGAGGTTTCGCTTAAAAGTAGAAATATCTTGAAAAGGGTTAGGCTCTTTGTTTAACAATAAGTCAACGCGAGAGCGCCTTACACCTTTTACAACCGAGTTCAATCCTTGAACTGGTTCACCTACTCGTAATGGAATCTCAGCTGCATCATCTACAATCATATTTACGGCACGATTTACAACTTCAAGGTACTCATAGTACGATTTATAGTTATGTACAATTTCTCTAGAAGCAATAGGGCCCGAGCCTTCGAGACTTACTACAATCTCTTCTTGCGCGGGATTTAACTTTTCCTGTTTCCAGAAATCATACCAAGCCATATTTTTCTCGTTGTATTTCTACCCAGCGCTTCTGCTTTTCTGCAGTGTGAAGCGGAGGATTTCTTCCGTAAATGGAATGTAGTTTAAGATGATGGTCATGACATAGAGTAACTGTTTCAGTATACAGCTCAGCCCAGTTATCATCTATAAATTCGTCTCTCCAGATTATTAAGTACTCATCTGTGTAGTGGTCTGGACGAAGCTTTTGCTTCTCACTTAACCATTTACGCAGTAATGGAGCTAGAGTATGGAAATGGTGAAAGTCTAACTTTATCTTGACGCCGCATATCCGACATTCAGAACCCTTCTCGTACTTCGATTTTGCCCTGTCTCTTATGTATTTTACTGGATCTCTTTTTAATTCTACCATCTAATTTTAATCATTATAGCTATAGGTCAGTTGAAAGTCAAGAATTATTTTTACTCAGTGTTTAGAAACTTGGGGCGTTCTCTTCAAAACTATAAAGTGCGTATCTCAACGCGTCCGCCATGTGAGAGGCCGAATCATGAACGGGCTTCTCACGAATCAAGTTGGGGTTTGGATCCCACCTATACTGGTCTAATGCTCGTAAGACTTCAGTACAGCTTGAGTCTACAATAAGACGATCGTTATCAATAAGACTTGCCACATGACCAATCCCGTCAACCACCGATTCTTGGCGTTGATAGTAGAAATATCATACTGCTGTGCAAGATCGAATCTTGTCTGGGCAGCGGCTGCGTCGATAAAACAATAGTCGACCTCTCTTCTTTCAATGATCTCACCAAGGAAGCCAGCATGTTCTTCAGTTGTGCGTTCTGCCGCATAATACTCTTCCATTAAATAATATTTGTGTCCGTCATATGCGATACAACAAAATGCTGTGGGGTCTTTAAAACCTACGTCAAGCCCCGAGATAACATCGCAGCCTGTAAAATCCATTTCCGATAAGTCTTGCACGCACTTATCGAAGTTAAGTGTCCAAATCTGTCCTTCAAACACATTAAAGTCTGCTTCATATTCCTGAGCAAATTCTGCGGCTGACATTGAACGTCGTGCTTCCGCAATATCAGTTTCTGAAGCTCTAGGGTTATCGTGCCAAGTTGCTTTAATGCTTACCCACTCCTCAAAATCATCAGTAAAGCCTCGATTGTAAAAACGGCTAAACCAATTGTTCCTTCCGCGAGGAGTACTAATAAAGAGAGCTTTAGATCCCGGCTTATCGAGTGTTGGCCGGATAGCAACATTAAACGCTGTCTCTCCATCTGCCAATGCGGCCTCATCAAAGAGAACAAAGTCATAGCTCCTCCCTACTACTGAATCAATCTGGTTCACAGATCCTAGTCTAACAGTAGACCCATTCGTTAATTCAATTACACGATCTTTTGCGTTATCCCTTGCTACTTCTAAGTCGAAATGCTTAATAAGATTACGCTGTAGGTCGAAGGAGATATTAGAAAGATTGTAATTAGGACTGACAATAAGTACATGGCATCCTGGAACGAGGGCGACGCATTGGGCAATAATATTTCCGATATACGTCTTCCCTTGACGACGACTAAGAGCACCAACAATAAAACGATACTTATCGGAATTAATTGCATTGATTAAGGCCACCTGTGATGGAATCGCCTCTATCCCTAGCAACCCCAAGTATTGTTCGATAGGTACTTTTAGAAACTTACCCGGTAATATTTTATCGAGAACTATGTCTCGTCTGCTGACTTCCATTCTTTTTCACACTCGCAAGGGTCACATTCACATTCTTCACATTCACAAGACGATTCGCCTCTCAGTTTCTCTAAAGGGGCCCAAGTGGTCTTTTCAACAGGAGCTTCTTTCATTACTGCTTGGTGAATTCCAGCAGCTTTTAGCGCTTCTTCTTCTGTAGCATATTTTGCTGATGAGCCAGCTACCTTCCACATGTTACCTTTTTTAAAAATCATAGTATATTTCCTGATGCCAATAACCCTGCTAAAAAGAGGATAAGGGCTCCGCCTACTGTCCAGACGAGTTTATGAAGTTTATCGAGAGACTGCTGCGTTTCTTTGTTTCGAATACGGCTATCTTCCGAAGCTTTCTTTACTTCATTAAATATAGTTTTCCATCGTTCTTCACAGACTGCTTCGTGGGTACGAAAGTCTGTAAGAAGGTCATTCTGCTGCTGGGTTTCCAAGTAGTTTCTCCATTAACTTTCCATAGTTACCTTCGCCGAACGGAGAATTGATTTGCACATTTTGCTGTTTAATATTCGTAGTAGCTTTTGCTTCTTTAGTATGGTCAACAGTTATTTTATGTGCTAGTGCAATTATATCAACGAGGTCTTTACTGGAATACTGCTCAGAGTCTCTAGCTTCTTGAAGTTTGTTTTCAATTACTTCATCAAGCAGCTCGGCGAGTCTGAAACGATTGCGATATCCTTGGTCTAGATAAACCGAGTTGATGTAGTCTTTTACGTCACTTTTCTCTAGCACTTCGTAAACTTTGTCGGGGGTAACACCTAGGCTGCCTGCAGCAGTTAGCGCGGACCCTGTGGACAAATATGCGTTTGCCACTTCGAGATTTTCTGGTGCCATCTTTACTAGTTTCATGAATCAATTGTATTATGTTAGGACCGAAATGTCAAGAACTTTTTTTAAGAGGGTTCTGTTGGCCAGACAAAGTCTGTTGGAAGAGCCAAATCTGAAGGAATTGTTATGTCTCTCAAGGCTTGTCTATACGTAATCCATTCGGCTTTCTTCTCGTCTGTGAGAGGAGAGTCTATTCCTTGAGTCCAGTCTGATTGATATAGTTTTGCAAGTCTCAATTCTAGAACACGTTTTGATACTCTATCACTGGCAATATCCCAAGACTCTGTCTCTGAGTTCCATACAGTCCATTCAGGATTCGAAGTTCCTCTATATATCCAAGCACCATTCTTTCTAAAATAATTTACTAGAAATTGAGAAGGACTTGCGAAACCTATAGACTTTAGTTCATCTTCTCTTAAATAGGTGACTAATTCTCCGTTTGACCGAGTAGACCCATTATCTGGAGGGTCAGAAGGGAAAGACTGTATGTGGGAAATAACTCCCGTAATCTGATGGGTATAAGCTATATATGCGTAAATCATTTTAAGTTGTCCTTTCTAGTATAAATAAAGTGGAGATATTAGGATACCCAAACCAAGTATAGGTGTTTGGGTAGGTAAAGGTAGTAGCCTGGTTTAGTGCCTGTATAGTATTAGCAGTATAATTCCAGTAAGTACCTTGAAGATGTATCTCCCCCGAAATATATTTCATATCGCCAAAGCCATACCAAATATTTGTTAAACTCCCAGAGTATAAAACTGGTTTATAGGTGTAGTTATTTGGGTATCCAAAACTCTGTGTAGAGCCTGGGGGAATTATATCTATTAATTTTGGTCCTTTGCTATACCCTGAAGAGTACTGTAGTGTTGTACCGTCTGATTTAAAAACTTTTATTCCGTAAGTTGAAGAGTTATCTTCAGCTCTTTGAGAAGTTCTTTTTACTAGTAGATATTCTACGGTAGCTCCAGAAGCATTTGTCCATCTATCTATACCTCCAGTTCCTCCTCCTCTCGAAGTGTTACCGTCTATATGTCCTGTAGTAGTTCTTCGAACAAAGAGTATTTCATTCGCGGAATTATAATCTTTAAATGAGGTATTCGTTACGGTCCCAGTATCAATTACAGCGAAAGATTCTTGCTCTGCGCTGAATTGTAAATTGTCATTTTGGTTGTAAACTTCTATTCCATATGCCATATTAAAACCTCATTCCAATATAATCAAAATTTAAAGTGTAATTTGACGTATTAGTTTTAAAAGTAACTGTAAATGAACCAGTGCCTCTATTTATAGTAAACTCATTCACCGACCAAGCTCCTGCAGCAGGAATATTATCGAGAATCCACACTTCGAACTCTGAAGAATTAGTAGGTGTCATTCCAGGAAAAGTGATAGTACTAGAAGTTCCTGTGTAGGTTGAGGGGGTACCCACGGCAGTTGTTCCTGAATTAACAGAACTACTCCCAACAACAACAGCGCCCGGAACTCTATAAGTTGTATCTAAAGTTAAATTTCCTGCAGCGTTAAAAACTTGCACACCATAATTACTTGCCGTAGCATTATAAGCACCTAGAGTTTTTACTTCAGTATCATAGGCACCTGAAGTATCTTCATCTTGAGAAGCAAAATAATATCTAGTAGTACTGTAAGGTTGTGTAAAACTATTTGAAGTTTGCCAGCCGGTTGCGGGAGGTGTGGAAGTTGTATGCTGTCTGTATTTAAGAGTACCTCCTGAACCATTAGTGGATAAGTTAACTGTAGCTGTAGCATCAGTTCCATCAATATCTGCAATACCGATAGAAGAGATGACGGGAGCTTGAATTCCTCCAGTACCCATCGTTATAGTGATAGTATTACCAGTAGTTACATAAGCATCACTGCCTCCGATGGCACTTGGTCGTTTTACATACGCAGTATAAACTTCTTGAGTAGCAGGAACGTCGGTAACAGTTATATTACCATTACCAGTTCTACTCTCGTGTTCAGTTCCTGAAGCGTCTCTTATTTGATAAATATCTTGTGAATTACCATAAGTAACTTCTACAGTCCATTGAGTGGTTCCTATAGTCAGGCCTAATGTAGGGGGTGTTAAAGTAATATTGGTAACAGGGTCTATGAAGGGTACTTGTATGTCATCTCTTTCAAAGACTCCGGAAGTTGAACCAGCGCCTATCCATCTCGCATAAAAGCTTCTAGTCCCAGAGATTCTTGGTATACCTGTAAATGCGTGGGGTGAGGTAAACCAGGTACTATTATCCGCACTTACTTGTAGAGTAGCCCCTGAACCTCCTGAGGCCTCTATGGTAACAGTTGTATTAGGATCTGCTGTAGTCGCTATATTAGTTACTGATATACCTGTAGGGGTAGATACAGGTTGGACGGACCGAGTTATTGTACACGTTACATTCGTTTGAACGTATGTTTCGAGTCCGCCTTTAGTAGCAATTAGGTAGGTAAAAAGCTCAAAAATAAGTGCTGCTCCTACACCAGGCAACCCAGAACTAATGGTAAAGTTGCCTGCAGTTGTTCGTTCATCACTTCTATTAGTAGTACCGTTATTGCTTCTTA